TCGAAGTCGACGGGCGATTTCCAGCCCAGTTTCTCCAGCTTCTCCCCGTCCAGCCCGTAATGCGAGTCGTGGCCCGGCTGCTTCGAGTGGAAGTCGACGAGGCGGTATTTGAGGGGCTTGTCCATCAGGCGGGCGATGGTCTGGGCCAGCTCCAGGTTGTTCATCTGCTTGGTCCCCACGATGTTGTAGCGGTCGGGGCGGTCGATCTCGCCGGGGACGTGCAGGTGGGGCGTGGTATGGCGCAGCAGGAAGAGGAGCGCGTCGGCGGCGTTGCGGGAGTGGATGTAGTAGCGGGTGCCGATCTGCCCGTCGCTGGAGACGTGGACGTCGATCTCTTTGCCGTCCATGAGGTTCTTCTGGATGATGACGGGGTATTTGCTCGCGCCCTGGAATTGGCCGAAGTTGTTCATGGTGTTGGTGATGATGAGCGGCACGCCGTAGCTGCGCCAGTAGGCGATGGCGATCACCTCTTGGGCGGCTTTGCTGGCCGAGTAGGGGTTGGACGGCAGGAGTGTCGCCCATTCGGGGTGCGCCTGGTCGACCTTGGCCGGGCCGTACACCTCGTCGGTGGAGAACTGGATGAACGCGGCGGGCTTCAGCTTCCGGGCCGCTTCGAGCATCGTCAGCACGATCTCGACGTTGTTGCGGATGAAGGGGGCGGGATCGTCGACCGAGTCCCACACGTCGGCGAGCGAGGCCAGATTGATGACGTAGTCGATATGGCCCATGCGGGCGAGCTCGCGGTGGCTAAACGGCGCGGTGAGGTCGTGCGTGATGAGGGTCAGGCGGTCGTCCCAGCCGGGGTTGTGATCGAGGGTTTGGCCGATGCGGTCGTACTCCCCCTTGTGCCGGTAGGAGGCGATCCCCACCACCTCCCAGTCGGTATTGAGCATGATATGGTCGAATACATGGACGCCGATACTGCCACTGATCCCGGTTAATAATACGCGCTTCATTCCTCTTTCTCCTTTATGTGATCTAGTAAATAGTCGTATCCGCGCTCGGTCATGGTCTTGCGGTAATAGTCGGGATAGTCGGACCAATTCTGGGGCGTGGCGAAGGTGCGGCCCAACTCCTCCTCGGCGTGCCCCACCAGGTAGCCTTTGGCCTTGATGGCCTGGCTGAACTTGCTGTCCTCCTGCATCGCGGGGGAATTGGCCTGGAACTTGTGCCAGGGCGTCTCGTCGTAGCGCAGCCCCAGATCGTAAATCTTGCGCGGGATGACCGCGGGGCCGCCCACGCAGCCGGGCCACTCGTTGATCGCCAAACCGTTGATGACGCGCTTGTGCAGCGCCGCCTCCGGCGTCTCGATGGCCTCGTGCTCCAGGCCGAGTTGCCCCAGCTCGGGGATGGCGTCGAAATAGGCTTCGACGCGCCGATTCCAGCCCCGGGTGAGCTGCATGTCGTTGTCCAGGCGCATCAGGTGGGTGGCGTCGTAGACCTCCAGGCCGGCCGCCCAGCCCAGGTTCGTCGCCTTGCCGGGGTAGTAGTTCTCGGGGTTTAAGAGGACGATGTTGATCCGGCCAGAATGATCTTTCGCGCCCCGCAGGTACTCCCGCGTCCCGTCGGTGCTGGCGTTGTCGGAGACGACGAGGAGGTAGTCGGCATCGTCGGTGAGGCTCTTCCACAGGCTGTGCAGGGTGCGCTTCGTGTATTCGAGGCGGTTATAGGTGACGAGGCAGATGAGGAGTTTCATATGTGTAGCTCGTTATAATCGACGGCAATCGACTGCTTAGGGGGTTTGGTGGCGACGCCGGCCTTGATGAGCTTCTTGGCGTGGTCGGGGTGGACCATCAGCTCGCCCTCGGCCGTCATCACCGGGACGAGCTTGCCCAGGGGCAGCGCGGGCATGCGCTTGAACTTGCGGTAGAGGACATTGGGCTTGACCTTCGTCCACTCCTCGATCTCGTGCGCGCCGTGGTTCGAGCCGGCCACCCCCAGCTTCACGAGCTTGCGTTGGCCGATCACGCCGGCCTCGGAGATGGGGATGCCGGCCTGCCACAGCTTGAGCCCGAAGTTCGTGTCGTGCAGGCCGTAGCCTTCCAGGTCGGGGTTGGTGATGCGCGCGGCGGTGAGGCGGATGAACGACCCGTAGTTCGCCGCGTTCCAGCGGATGTCGGTGCGAAAATACGGCGGGGTGAGCGCGTCGAAGACCGCGCGTTTGACGAGCAAGCAGCCCGTGCCGGCGAAGACGATCTTGCCCTCCGCGCTCTTCATGATGGCCCCCTGCCCGCTCTTCGAGACGGGGTAATCGCAGGCCACGACCGGCGCGTCCATGAGCAGCATGGCGTCCAGCGTGCCCTCGGGCAGGATCATGTCGTCCTCCACGAGCCAGACATGCGTGTAGGAGCCACGTAGCGCCTCCCTGACGGGCTTTTCGAAGCAATCCGGTATCGGGAGACCATGCGCGAAGAACAAGTCGTAATCATAGCCCTCCAGGTTGTCCAGGAGTTCCTCGGCGGTCTGCGAGAAGCACAGCCCCCGCGACGGGAAGATGACGGCGATCTTACACGAGGTCATAAGGCGTCCCCCCATACATCCCCATGCTCTTATGCCGCTCGCAGAGGAACTTGAGCGTAAAGCGCTCACCGTCGATGGTAAACTTCCCCAACCGGACGGCTTCGTCGTGGCATTCCGGCGCCCACGAGCATGCCCCTTGGATACGGGCCATTCCGAGGATTGCGGTGGCCACCCGATCTGAAAATGGAAACACATCGGGGTGCAAGCGTCCGATGACATCAGACCAGGTCATAATGCATCCCCCGCACGGTCGCCTGTCCGTCCGCATACTCGATGAAGGGCGGTATCTCGTCGAGAATCTGCACATGGCGCACGCGCTTCAGCGCCTCTTTGAACTTGAAGACGTTCTCGGGCGCGGTGGTCTTGATGACGAGGTCGCGCCCCACCTCGGTGAGCCGTTTGATCTGGTGCGCGCCGTTGTTCGTATTCCGTTCGCCCAGCGCCACCAGCTTGCGCTGCCCCGCCGTGCGGTCGAGGGTATGGATGGGGATGCCGTTGGCGAAGAGCAGGATGCCCAGGTTCACGTCGTGCAGCCCGTAGGCGACGTGGTCGAGGTGGCGCGGCCAGAAGACTAGCGTGTCGCCCTTAATCATCGTGTCCCAGGCCGTGTCGGTGCGGAAAATCGGCTTGGGCAGGGCATTGAGGATTTCTCTAGCGATCAGGATGAAGCCGGTGCCCGAGTAGATGGCGTTGCCCTCGGGGTCGTGCAGCATCGTCGAGTCGCCGTCGGCCTTGAAGGGATAATCGAGCGCGACGACCGGGTAGTGGGCATCGAACATCTTCTTGAGGATGCCCCGGGGAATGATCATGTCGTCCTCGCACAGGAGCACCGCGAAGACCTCGGGGTCGGCCAGCGCGGCCTCGACCGGCTCGTTGAAGCATTCGGGCAGCGGCCGGGCATGCGCCCAGAAAATCCGGTGGCGGAAACCGCGCAGCTCGCGCAATAACTCGTCGAGCGTCTCGGAGAACATCAAGCCCCGGCTGGGCAGGATGACGGCGAGCTTATCCCTTGATGGCGGCTTCGAGTTCATCGCGCAGCTTCGCGAGTGCTTTTAGGCTGATGACGACGTTCTTGATGTTGCTGCGGTGCTCGGCGACCTTGGTGCGCGCCTGGGCGGCCAACGCCTCGATGTCGCTGTGCGCCTGCGCCTCGGAGAGGATGAGGTCGACGCGCTCGCGGATCATGAACTTCTTGATCTCGTCGAACTGCACGCGCACCCAGCCGAGCATCTGCTCCGGCTCCACGTTGAGGTCGTCGGTCACACCGAACTCTTTGATAATGGCTTGGTCGTATTTGAGTGGGCTATCCATACGCCCATATAAACACTGCCCGACTGTAAAAGCAACGTCTTATTGACAACGTTCGATGGGCATAAAGAGCCCCCGGAGGGGGTGGGCACCGCCGGGGGTTGTCTCTATGCTAGCAGACTAGCTCTTCACAACAAAGCCGAAGCTTGTGCGAAGCTGGGTCAGGCCGAATAGGACGTCGACCGTGACCAACCAGCCCAGGTATTCCTGCTTGTAGGACGCCTGAGTGCGCGGGCTTTGCTGCATCGCGATGGCCATGCTCTCCTTGTGGAAGAAGAGGTGGTTGTTCTGGTTCGGGCTGGACGTGACCTGCACGAGGTTCTGGCTCATGTAGACACGCACGCCGTAGATTTCACCGATCTGACCGCTGCGGATCGAGTTTTGATCCCCACCGACACCGATGGCGTCGTAGCGGATGTACTTGTCGATCGCGAGCATCTCTTGCTTGCCTTGCGGGGTGACCACGAACGAGCGATCCGTCTGCGGGGCCTTGCTATCGTCGAGATAGCGGTTGACCGTCAGGATCAGCGTGTCGTTGAGGGCGGTACCAAACGCGCCGTAGGCGGTGAAGGTGTTGGTCATCGTGGTGGCGATGGCCGTGTCGACCTTCGAGGCAATCGCGTAGGCGGCCGCTTGCGTGTAATCGCTGCGCAGGTCGTACTTCGACTGGGCTTTGACGATGTCCTCGACCAGGAACGATGATTCGTAGTGCTGGTTGATGGTGATCGTGGTCTTGGTTTCTGTGTTGTAGTTGAGCGTCACCAGCGTGTTCGCCGACTTGGCGTTGGCCGTGATGGCGCTGACGTTCGGGATTTCGACCGTTTGGCCGTATGCTTGAACTTCTGCGTCGTAGTGGCGGATGAGCGGGAGCAAGACGAGGTTCGATTTCACGAACATCAAGACTTCATTGCTCCAGACATTCGGCCGGAAGACGTTCGCAGCCGTTGTACCCACGTTCACGTTGCCGGAACCGTAGGCACCTGTAACTGTTGCCATAGATAACTCCAAAAATTAAGGTTAGTGACTAACCGCCGAGTGCCGCGTTGATCTCCGGAAGGTGTTTCTTGTACCAATCCGTGTCTCCCACGTGTCGCCCCACGACTTCGTCGACATTCTCAGGGGTGATCCTGCTCTTGTTCTCGTAGCCTGGTTGCGTCGCACTTGCGCGCGGTTGAGCTGCCCGTGCGGCCTTCTCGGCCTGGGCGAGCGCTTCTTTCCCGCCAGCTTGGCGGGCGGCGATGACGTCGGCGCTCTGGCTGACGCTGCGGCCCTTGGCGATGTCGAGCACCGCGTCCAGGTCGCTGGCGAGCCAGGGTTTCTCGTCGAGAATCTGGACCATCAAGGGTTCGAGCTCGCGCGCCTCGGGGTGTTCGATCTTGAAGTTCAAGGCCGTCACCTCGTTGCGTAGGCTCTGCACGTCGTCAACACCAGCATTGGTGTTAGCTTCCGTGACAGCCTTCTTGAGTTGCCCCTGTTCATGCCCTTTCTTGCCGACCTTTTGGTCCGCTTCACGGACCATCTTGGCCATTGCTAGGGGGTTGTCGAGAGGAAGATTCTTTTTCGCCGCCCATTCCTTGAGTTCAGCCTCTTCTGAGTCGTCCTCTGCTTCGGCTTCTGCCTCCGCGCGGGGTTCAGTGTCCACTGATTCGCTGGTTTGAGAGGTATCTTCGTTCTCGGCGACCGCCGCTGAGTGCTCCTCGTTCGCGTCCAGTTGTGGCTCGTCTTGCGGAGCCGCCGGGGCGACGGGGTCAGTAGTTGTGGTGTCGAGTGACATCAGTTACCCTTTCTAAAATTCGTTTAGAAGTGCCATACGCTCTGCCCTAAGCGTATCATTACTTGCTTGGTTGTCAAAGGCTCTTAAGGGCTAGCAAAGCGTATTAAAGCTAGCCCTTAGCAGGCTTCGACGCCGGTTTGGGGGTGGCGAGGTCTTGGAGCATGGTGCGGATCGCGTAGGTCGCCTCGATCTTGGACATGGCGATCCCCTTCTCTTCGAGGGTCGTGGCCTTCATGCCCTCCATCTGATACTTGGCCTCAGTCGTGACCAGCCGTTTCAAGAGGTCTTGGCCGGCCGGCTCGGCGAGGAAGTGCTCGTAGCCGTGTTTGATGGTGTCGTCCATTAGGCGGGCACCTTCGGCACATTAGCGACGCCCGAGGTGGGCGCTCCGACCGGCGGGGAGCCGGCGGTCTGCATCCCGGCGCGCGAATAATCCTCGGTGCCCCCGCCCGTCGTGGGTGCGCCGTGGATCATATTGGCGTTCACCGCCAC